GACGTTGGTGTTCTGTCGATCATTTTTTGTGTTGACCTCGCGTAAAGCTTTGGGCAATGTTAGCGCCATGATGAACTTGTCGGATCTTGACTTGTTGAGTATCGACTGATTCTTTTCAGCTGTCATTTATATACTTATAACAATTTCCATCCATCCGCTTCTAAATCGGCCATTCCGGTACGGTTATCAAATTCATTGAACATGGCCGGTAAGGCATGTTGCTCCATAAATTCAGTTATCGGGCCAACTTGTTGCTGAAATGCTTGTATACCATAATCAAGAGGCTTGACTATCAGTGGTTTGTCATTGTCGTCTTTTTTTATTATCTCCAGGTATTGTTGTGTAATGCTGGTTTCCAACAGCATCAATCCCCAGATGAGCGACATGACTCTGTCATCATACATGTCCACGCCTTGTCGAGCATGCCAAGTTCCATTTGGGTATCGAACGAAATTCTTAAGTTCATGCACTGTTGCTGTGTCTTGTATGTTGACAACCTTCAGTTCATTCATCCAGTATCTCATGTTGATCACACCTTTGTATTTTGTGTTGGTGTGAGCAAGAACGCCCGGGCGGTTTGGATCTGCTCGTTTTTGATTCGGCATGTATGTGACTATACCCTCATAAGCATATTTGTTTTTGAGTGTGTCAACTACTTGTGCTCCACAGTTGTTTCTTTCTATTAATGCCAAGGGCATGCCCCATTGTTGTAATATTTCATACAGTTTTGTTGTGAAATTGAACGGGCTGATGTTTCTGTTGGAGTAACATGCCACTTGATTTATGCTGGTTAGATCTGTCATGTCTAGCACCTGTATCACACTAGCCGCTTTTCCTACACCCTCGCTGATATCAACACCCACGCTGTATATGTGATCGTGTTCTGGTTCGTTCCATATTTTGTAATGACCTTCTTCCATCACGTACAGTGGCTTTTTAATTGACAGAGACAACAGATCAAGCAGATCCTCGTCAATCACACTCTCACCTGTTTGCAAGAATACGTTACCAAACTCCTGATCAAATGTTTCAACACTGCCAAGTGTTTTTACGGTTTGTTCCTTCCAGGCCTCGTCTCTTCCAGGGATCTCCCACCAGTCAATTCTTTCCGGGGTCCAACCGTTGGATCCAGATTCAGCTCCAGAGTACAGTTTGTGGAACAAATTTTCTGTACCGTTCGGGGTGCTAGCTATGAAAATTTTTGATTTTTTAGAACTTGAGATAATCGGATAAACAGATTTCCAGAACGGGTCAACCAGATGGGAGTCGATGAATGCTAGCTCGTCCAGTATCAAGCAGTTCACAGATTGTCCTCTGGCTGCAGTTCCTGTGGTGGTGCTGATACCAATACGAGTACCATTCGCGAGAGTCATGCTAGTTTTTCCATACTCTTTAACACCAGGTTTCAACCAGTTCGGGAGCTCTTCATATGCCAACCGGATTCGTTGAAAAATTTCTATGGCGGTACCCTCCTTATTTGCTACTATTAATATACGTTGATCTTCGTTGAAGCATGCGTTCCACAGAGCATATATTGTCATCATGGTTGTTTTGCCACACTGCCTACTGGCTAGCAACACTACAAACCTGCTGTCTCTCATTTTCCGCAATGCTCGTTTTTGACAGCGATGCAAATCAATTGTTTGTCTTCCTGTGTCAAGATTAACTATGTAAAAAAAGTTTTCTGCGAAATACAAAAGGTTCTGTTTGGCCTTTTTCAAGTGTTTGACCATCTCTGGTGTGTACTCGAATCTGGCTGATTCTGTTGGTAAATTTCTGTTACCCAGGTAAAAGTCCTTAGTATTACTATTCATATTATGGTTTTTGTGCCGGTGGGGCATAAGTACTTACGTGAAACAGTCAAGAAATCTAACCCGCAGTGCCAAAGAGATTGAGTCTATATACACTCAAATTCTCGAGGGTGCCGAAGTCAAGCCTTTTGAAAATGAAAAGAACGTTACACAGGAGCTAGCTCCTTCAAAGAGCGGTCCAGAGCATGTTGAAGGTGTTGAAGACCCAACAGAATTAGAATCACCGGTGAAAGAAAATTCACACCATGATGAAGATGGTGATGGAGATACTGACAGCGATGATTATATGGCCAAAAAAGACAAGGCTATTAAGAAAGCCATGGGCAAAGATGATGAATCGGATGATCATGAAAAGAAACAAAGTAATGAAAATACCGAGAAAACAAATATTTCCAATATAAATAGTAGTATGAGCGACAAAAATATATTTGACAAGTTGTACTCCACAATCATGGAAGCAGATGACGAGCTAGGAGATGCTCTCGACATGCCTTTCGGTGGTGGAGAAGAAATGGATGACATGAACGATGAAGCGGGGGATGAAGTCACATTTTCATTACCTCGTGACGTGGCTGAAAAGTTACATGACGTGCTGATGGCTCAGCTCGAAGAAGGCGGAGAAGATGAGCTTGAGGATATGGGCGGTGAAGATGGAGGATTTGAAGAAGAGAATCCATTCCCTGAAGCTGTTGAAGCAGAGCACACAAGCGACGGTATGCATCCTGGTCATGATCCATCCGGATTGACTGGTCATGGAAACAAAGTAGCCGGTAAAGCTGGTAAAGTAACCAGCGGTGGTGCCTCAGCAGACACATCTGGTCAAGTAGACGGCGGCAAGCCTCACCCTTTACCAGACACAGTTGCCAAGATGACTTCTAAAAGCAATAAAGTTGACGGTGCTATCAAAGGTGGTAACCAAGATCTTTTGACTTAAAACTAAAACGCTCAAATCTTTATAAACCCTGTGGATTGCGGTCCACAGGGTTTTTTTATAAATATAATTGATGCTATACTCAAAAATATTTTTAGCTTGTTTAGAAGAAGATATAAACAACATGAAACAACCTAAACTCAAACCTTATCAGAGATTAGGAACCAGAGGTCTAGATCGAAAAAGACTCAATCAAGTGCCGAATTATGCCAGAGGCCGCGGAGACTTGAATAGCAAAGTTGAACAAATGCGAAAGGGTAGAGCCAGTAGTGTGGTTCTATCACCCAGCGATATAGCGTATGTCCGCAACAGATACAATATACATGATATTGAGGGTGGTAAAGAGCTTGGTACCACCGGTATCAGAATTGTTCAACCACAACCAGGTGTGTTTAAACTTGTCAAGTAATGAGTGATGCTTTCAAGTTCAATTCCGGATTGCGGTTTCTTGACAAGGGTCAAAACAGCAACGAGCGTGACAATTATGATGGGTGGTGGAAAGAGCAGCTACACCTGTATGGTACCGAGGTAGAGTATTTCACTAACATGTTGAGCTTGACCGGGCATGACCAGATTTATGGTGAGCAGCCTACTGCTACATTTGGAGATTCAAAAACATTAATACTGGCTCTCAATTTAAATGAAAACGCAGTTGCAATGAAACAGTTTGGTCTGATCGCGGATGATGAGATTACAGGATTTGTGCACATCAAAACATTTTATGAAGTTTTTGGTGATGGTCATGAGCCCAAGAGTGGTGATGTCTTCAATTTGATCGAACTAGGATTAGATCGACCTGGTGGACGAGCCGGTAAACATTTTGAAATAACCGAACGACTGGATCAAGATGTGAATCAAATTAATCAATTGTTGGGTCACTATGTTTGGTTAATAAAGGCCAAACGTCATGACTATAGCTTCGAGCCTGGTTTGTCACCGGAAGCGGTGAGTGATCAAGTTGATGATGATCCTGTAGTCGATCAACTATCTAAAGAGGTGTTTGACTACAATCAATCACCGTTCAGTATCAATGATGATGTGTATGGGGATTATGTCTAACTTGTATTGTTTTGGTAAAAGTTGGCATAATCAGGCATGGTCTCGTTTTTACAGCCTGCTATCCATGTGTCCGCTCGAGACACTGATTCAAAGCTCTTTTGTGTTATATTGTTCTGTTGGTCCCTGAAAACATACATAACCTCACCGGGTTTGGGTCGAATCGTGTATAATGTGTACACTGTATCATATTTGAATCCTTCCGGTTTTCGTAATAGTTTTGTTGTAGATGTCAACCCTGGTGTTATTTTAGGTCGGGTGAAAACAAGTTGTGTTCCAATGATGTAATGCATTTATTCTATAGTATCTTCGTTTGTTATTTCAAATAAAATACTTGTGCATCTTTCATCAACATATTTTTGCAGCGCATTGGGTTTCACCCAGCAATTGCTTCTATCTGGTATGTTCAGTTGCTCACATTTTTTACTAACATATTCAACACCTTCTATCAGAGAAAACCATCGGGACAACTCGTAATATGACATTGTTGTGTCAGTTCTATCGTCTCTACTAAGCGTTATATGTTTGTTTTTATATTTGTTGCTGTCTATCATAAATTGGATTTTTATATGTATCGTAATTCTTCATACAGTATCCAATTATTTTACATAATACATCAGTACATGCAACGTTTTTATCAGAAATTCTCAAAATGGATAATTGCTTCTCTATAGATTGAAACAACAGACCCAACTCTAATTTTTTATCATCTGATAAATCCTTGTTGGATCTAATGCTGTCAAACACTATGCGAGTCAGACTCGATAGCAATGTTGTTGCGTCAAGT